ATGCGGACACCTACAATCAAAGTCTGGACGATATAGAAACCCATGCCAACAATGCTGGTGCATTCTTAGGCGTTTCGGCAAACCCAGAGGCGGTTGCATTCCTAGAGAGTGAGGCTGCTGACAGAAACCTAACAGTCGAAGATAGCTCCATAGCTTATAGCTCTGGTAGTCAAGCAGTCACGTTGACATGGCAGACCAATACAAGAATGCTGGAGCAGACAAGCGTGTTCCTAAATGGCACAGATCAGTTTGGGATAGATATGTACTTCTCTGGTTCCGATGTTCTGTTGGCAGGTAAAGAGTCTGAGCTTTATATAACTGGGCCGACGCATCTGGGTTACCAATGTTTTGTGTACGGGATTGAATGCGATGGATCTACGGAGTCTGATGGCACATGAGTTTAGCTGAAACTGAGTTAACGATAGGCGGTACATCTTTTAAAGGCGTTTACATTGCTATACTTTTAAGCCTAGCGACTACCCTTGGCGGTGGCGTATGGACAGCAAGCTCACTGTATTCAAGGCTAGAGGCAGTTGAGTCACAACAGATTCCAGACATAGTGCCTCTGGAGGAGAAGATTCTACTGGTAGAGCAAGAGCTTGAAGCAAATGATGTAGGTCAACTACAAGGCAAACTGGCAGAGTTGGGCGTAAACCTCTTAACGATCAAGGATCAGCAAGCCGCTCTACTGGACATCAATACAAAGGTCACTGATCTTGAGAAAGAGATTGAAACTATGAAGTCTACCGTTAAGCAGGCTGAGCTAATTACAGCCAAAAGCGAAGACATTGATAAGAGGATTCAGGCAATCGGGCGAGATTTAGATTCTGTTTGGGAGGCGCTTGACTACGTTTCGAATCCATTAAAGTAAGTAGTTATGGCGGCAATGATTTACGAAAGTCGCTATCATCTATATGATGTGCAGTTCAACCAACCAACTAAGAGGAAAAAGCGATGGGCGAGAAAAAAACAACTCCCATAGTGATAAACGAAGTAGAGTACATTTTTGAAGACATGACTGAGCAGCAGCAGGTGATGGTAAATCACTGCAATGACCTGGATAGAAAGATCAGGTCCACTCAGTTTAACCTTGATCAGCTTTCAGTAGGCAAAGACGCATTTATCAACATGCTAGTTGCTGACCTGGAGAAAGAAGAGCCAGGAGAGTAATAAGACATGCCAACGGTAAAAGAAGCCATCCAGCGCCTAGACGCGCATGAACGTGAATGCTTGACTCGATACCAAAACATTGAGAAGCAACTGGACGCTGGAACAAAGCGGTTTGATGATATAGACAAGCGCCTATGGTTTCTTTACCCGCTGGTTATTGCATCACCTTTGCTTGAAAGGCTTATTCAATGAGTATATTTACGGCGTTAATCGGTCCAGTTGCTGATATTGGCAAGACGTTCCTGGCTAACAAGGCTGCGGAAAAGCAGGCCAAGCATGACGCCAAGATGAATGTTATCCAGAACAGTGCTGACTGGGAGAGCAAGATGGCAGATGCCTCTAGCAGCTCCTGGAAGGATGAATTTTGGACCATTGTGTTAGCTATCCCAGTGTTTATGGTTGGCTACGCAATAGCAGCCAATGACGTGTCGGTAATTGACCGGGTGGCTGAAGGATTTGAGGCGCTAGACAAGCTGCCTGAGTGGTATCAGTATTTATTATTCATCGCGATCAGTTCCAGTTTTGGTATTCGCGGTGCCGGAAAAATTATGGAGATGCGCGGTAAGTAGCCGCCTCCGTCGCTCTGCAAAGGAAGTATAAATGGCATATGTTAGCGTAGACATTCCAGCAGGTATCTTTAAGCATGGTACTGACCTGGATTCTGTAGGCCGGTGGCGAGATGCTAACCTCATAAGGTGGCAAAATGGCTCTGTGCGGCCTGTTGGCGGCTGGACCACCCGTAAGGCCAGTGCATTCACTTACGCCCCCAGAGGCGCTATTACATGGACTGACAACAGTGCAGACGCCCACATCGCGGCAGGAACATACGAAAAGCTGTACCACGTTAATAAAGTGGGTACGGTTTCTGACATTACCCCTGCTAGCTTTACCACTGGTGACCTCAACGCAGACCAGAATCTTGGCTATGGCGGCTCGTTCTATGGCACCTCTTACTACAGCACAGAACGTCCTAGTGACGGCGTGCCAGAAGAGGCCACATCCTGGTCCATGGATACCTGGGGTCAATATTTGGTCGCCTGTTCATCAAAGGACGGCAAGATATACGAGTGGCAGTTGAATACCGGCACCCCCGCTGCAGCAATTACAAATGCCCCGGTAGGTAATGGCGCTATTGTCGTTACTGAGGAGCGCTTTATTTTTGCTCTAGGCGCAGGCAGTAATCCGCGCCTTGTAAAGTGGTGTGACAGAGAAGACAACACGGATTGGACGCCTACAGCGATTAACCAGGCTGGTGATCTTGAGCTGCAGACCTCTGGCGAGATCATGTGCGGTATCCGAGTGAGAGGCCGTACACTTATCCTGACCTCCCTGGACGCGCACGTCGCCACATACAATGGACCGCCAACTGTTTACGGTTTTGAGAGGGTTGGCACATCTTGCGGCACCATATCTCGCATGGCTGCAGTTGCGGTGGACGAGGGAGCCTTCTGGATGGGCTCTAAGAGCTTTTTCACCTACAACGGATCATCCGTACAGGAAATGCCCTGCGATGTCTCAGATCACGTTTTTAAAGACATAAACCACGCCCAGAAAAGCAAGGCGTTTGCAGTCAACAACTCTCAGTTTGGTGAGGTGTGGTGGTTCTATCCCAGCGCCGACTCTCTGGAGAACGACCGATACGTTGTGTTCGACTATAAAGAAGGTCACTGGAACATTGGTGAGCTATCTCGCAGCTCTGCAGTTGATGCTGGTGTATTCTCTAACCCAATTATGTTTGATACCTCTGGTAACGTGCTAAACCACGAGACCGGGTACTCACACAATGGTAGTGAGACATTCCTGGAGAGTGGACCTATATCGATTGCTCAGGGCGATCAGATCGCCAAAGTAAATGAGATTATCCCGGACGAGCTTAACCAGGGCGAAGTTACTTTGACCTTTAAGACCAGGTTCTACCCTAATGACTCAGAAGTTAGCCACGGGCCGTTCGCTCTTGCTAACCCAACAGGCGCCAGGTTTAGTGGTCGCCAGGTCAGGATGCGTATTAATGGCACAGATCTTAAAGATTGGCGTGCAGGCAAGATGCGGCTTAATGTAATACCAGGCGGCAAGCGATGAGCCTGGCTGAGAACCCGCCACCCCCGTTAGGTCCAGAATGGAAACCCTGGGGAGAGCGACTTGTTAGCTTTTTAGCCAGGACTAAAGCGAAGCTGGCTTACTACATAGCTGGCGACACGGCGGCAGAAGATGGCGTCGTATTGTGGGACCGAACTGGTTACCCGGTAATATCCAAGAATGGCGAGTTTAGGCAGATTGTATTAGCTGACGGCTATGGCGAGTTTTCAGCAACCAGCAGCATTACTGCGGCGGCGGCAGACACTGCGTACAATATATCGTTTACGTCGGTAAGCGCTAATGGTGGATTGAGCATTGATCCCAGCGATAATACAAAAATTAAGTTTGCTGAAGCGGGGGTGTATTCTATTGCAGGACATCTGCAACTTAAATCGTCAAGCGCATCAACGAAGACAGCGTATTATTGGATAGCTGTTAATGGCACAAACCAAGATCACTCAGAAAGGGTTACGGTGCATGCCAACGATCAGTTTATTGTATTGTCTGTTAGTGATCAAATTGAGGTAACTGCAGGCTCTTATATGCAGGCAAGGTTTGCGGTTAGTGATACTGATTTATGGCTTGATGGGTCTGCCGCAACATCTTTTGCGCCAGCGTCCAAACCAATTGACCTTACAATAACCAGAAGCCGTCAATAAATGCTATAATCGGCCAATTATTAGGGGGATATATGGCAGATTTACAAGAAGAGCTAGATCGTTGTGAGAAGTGGATAAAGGCAGCGCTAGAGTACAGTGGCGGGACGCACGAGTACCAGGACATTGTTGAAGCCATAAAGAACGGATACATGCAGTTTTGGCCAGCAGAACACGGCTGCGCTGTTACAGAGATAATATCGTTTCCTAGGAAGAAAGTGTTGCACATTTTTTTGGCGGGTGGCGAAAAGAATCAGATAGTTGACATGGACGAGTCGGCGGTAGAGTTTGCAAGACAGCAGGGATGCACGGGCATGACTGTTGCTGGCCGTAGAGGTTGGGCAAGGGTCTTATTAAGCAAAGGGTGGACCGAGGCGTTCACGACACTTAGCAAGGATATATGATATGAGCGGTGGCAAGGGCGGTGGTCAATCCACAAAAACAGAAATACCAGCGTGGGCAGAGTCTGCAACAAAGCGGAATCTAGCGCGAGCTGAAGAGGTCCAGAAGATTGGATACATGCCATACTATGGCCCAGACGTTGCTGGCTTTACTCCTACTCAGCAGGCCGCAATGGCAAA